AGAACAACGCCTGCACCGGCACTGGCGCAGGTGGGATGACCTGCAATGCTAATTTGGATTGCCAAAGTGGCGACTGCCAGGACAACACCTGCACCGGGACTGGCGCAGGTGGGACGACTTGCAATGCCAACTCGCAGTGTCAGAGTGGTGACTGCCAAAGTGGTACCTGCACAGGAACAGGCGCAGGTGGCTCTGGCACAGGCTCTGGTGGCTCTACAGGCGGTTCTACTGGTGGCACAGTAACAGGCACTACTCCCCCTGGATCTCCCGGTCCTGCTTGGGTATGGGATGGTTCTATGTGGACTCGCCCTGCTCAACCATCAGGAAACTACACATGGGATGACACAAAGGGTTGGGTAGCGTCTAGTAGCACTCAAGCCACAGCCAACGGTCCTGCCGTTCTTGGTGCTGATGGGTTCTATTACCAACCAATGTCTGATGGAACGTCAGTTAAATTGATGCAAGGACAGACACAAACCAATGCGGGAGATACATCTGCCGTTACTTCCATTGCCGATATTCTTACACAGGCAGGATTAAACGCTCTTGCTAACGACGCTTATACAAAATTAAAGGCTGGCGTTCCTGCCGCTCAAATCATTAATGACATTCGTGCTAGCGATGCTTATGCACAACGATTTCCTGGCATGGCTGCGCTCGCTTCTAACGGTCAGCGTATTACCGAAGCCGATTACATCGCTAAGGAACAAGCAGACATTGCCCTTCTTAAGCAGTACAACATTCCTGCGGGTACATTCGATACAACGGCTTACCTCGGTAAGTTGATTGCTAACAATGTCACCAACGCCGATCTTCAGGCTCGCCTTCAGGCTGCACAGGATTCGGTTAATTCTCTGGATCCAAACATTCTTAAATATGCCAAGGACACCTATGGTCTTGATTCAGGAAGTCTTGCTGCTTGGGCATTAGACCCAACTGCTTCACTACCTGTCATTCAGCAACAGGCTAAGGCAATGCAAATTGGTGGAGCAGCAGTTCAGGCAGGATACGCGGGAACAGGTCCTAACGGAGAAATCACCACCGACCAAGCAACGCAATTGGCTAATGCCAATGTGACACAGGCACAAGCACTTCAGGGATTCACCAACCTCGGACAGATGGGGCAGTATCAAACCCAACTTCCGGGCGATACGACTCAAGCCCTGACAAGTCAGCAACTTATCAATGCACAGTTCGGTCTTAACGCGGCGGATACAACAGCCTTGAACAAAGCCAAGGCTCAGAAGTTAGCAACTTTCCAACAGGGCGGTAACTACGCTGCAAGCAACACGGGTGTCACGGGACTCGGACCTAACCTAGCTACTTGATTTTGATTTAGACATTCTGTACGCTTTTGTCTATAAGGTCCGCTAGATGTTGGCAGTCTCCAAGTCGTCTGCCTGAGACCTTCTGAGACTTGATGGGAGTTGCCCCGCGCATTGGCTAGGCGGTGTCGATTCTGGCTTCGGCTAAAACAAAACATCAGCCCCGCCGTAACACTCTCTCCGAGTAGTTGCGCGACACGGATTTGGAGAAACACATGAGCGAATACGATTTTGAAGATCAAGAACTAGATAACACACCAGAAAACGACGGTAACGAGACTGACCGAAATTCTCGTCAATTTGTGCGTGATTTGGAAAAGCAAGCCAAGGCTGGAAAGCAAGCAGCGCGTGAGGCTGAAGAAGCCAAGCGTGAAGCAGATGCCGCAAAGCGCGAACTAGCATTTCTGAAAGCAGGAATTGATATGGATTCACCATCAGGCAAGTTATTTGCTAAGGCTTATGACGGAGATGCGTCTCTTGATTCAGTTAAGGCAGCAGCAGCAGAATACGGTTTACTTCCAACGTCACAGACAGACGAAGTAAAGAGTGACCTTGAAGCCCTCAGCCGTGTATCTCAAGCAGCAACATCGTCAACTGGATCAGTTGCTCCAAGTGCTGTGGATGCAATCCGCAACGCAGGATCTCCTGAAGAAATTATGAAGATTCTTGCTGAAAACAACATCGCAATCTCGCATGAACAACCCGGTGAGTGGATTTCACTCGTCGGCAGATAAGTCCAACTTCTAGCGAAAGCGAATTAAATAAATGGCATTAACAAATACCAATTCGCTGGATCTCTCCAAGGCAGCCTATGAGATGCTCGCGTACTACGCGTTGCGTCCAGAGCTTTATTACGATGCGCTTGTAGAAGTCCAGGCAACAAACGCCACTAACCGTGGTGTATCTGTACAGTTCACCATTGCTTCCGATCTTGCTGAAGCAACAACTGCACTTACAGAAACTTCAGACATCACTCCTGTAGCAATGTCTGATTCTTACGTCGTTGTTACCCCTCTTGAATACGGTAACGCCGTTCAACTTACTTCTAAGCTCGGTGCTACCGCGTTTATGGAAGTTAACCCAATTGCTGCAAACGTAGTTGGTTGGAACGCTGGTATCTCAACAGACGGTATCGCTCGTAACGCTGCTGGCGCAGGTACAAACGTTGCTTACTCAGGTTCAGCAACATCACGTGCAACAGTTGCTAAGACATCTGTACTTGTCGGAAACGATGTCCGTAAGGCAGTCGCTTCACTCCGCAAGAACAACGTACCTACCTTTAACGGTGTGTACAAGGGTCTTATCCATCCAGACGTTTCTTATGACTTCCGTGGTCAGACTGGTGGAACTAACTGGTCAGATCCACACGTTTACTCTGATCCATCAGGTATTTACAATGGTGTAATCGGTAACTTCCAGGGCGTTCAGTTCATGGAAACACCACGCGCACCACTCTTTGCTAACGGTGGACTTAACTCATTCACTATCTCAACAATTGCCGTATCAGGTGGAGTTGCAACACTTACAACTTCAGCAGCTCACGGCTTTGCAGTTGGCGATAGCGTTGCAATTTCAGGTGCTACTGCTACATCAGGTACAGGTTCAACTGATCAGACTGGCTTTAACACCACCTTCACAATCACAACAGTCCCAACAACAACAACCTTTACTGTTTCAGTTACAGGTCTTTCTGGCGTTAACGCTGGAACTTCTCTAACACTCGCAGTTAACGGTGTAGATGTTTACGGAACACTCGTTATGGGTCGTCAGGCACTTGCCAAGGCATACTCAACGGGTGGCGGTTATGGCGAGCAAGCTATGATCGTTGACGTTCCTGTTATCGATACCTTGCGTCGTTTCACCGGTATCGGCTGGAAGCACTTTGTTGGATACTCTGTATTCCGTCAAGCTGCTTTGTACCGTATTGAGTCAGGTTCTTCAATCGGTCAATAAGTGAGTTAGGGGGATGGGATGCTTACACCTTTCTCATCCCATCCCCCGCTTTACCCTTATAGTTAGGACATCATGGCGACCTTTACTCCACCTTCAAGAGTTCTTGTACCCGTCGTCACTCAAAATGTTCCAACTTGGCAACAGCGACCATTTGCGTATTTCAAGCCATCTATTCCACGCGGAATCAATGTCTGGATCAATACCAACAATGTCGTGAGCGAAATTCAACCCCCATTGTGGGAAGAACGAAAGGTTTATGACGCTGAGGGAAATCTTCTTAGCATTACTCCCGGCGTTAAAAAGGTTTATTATGGCGGTCGTACTTATGAAATCACCGACAGCGAAAAGCACATTCTTATAGCGGCTGGATACGGCGATAACATTGTCGGGTAACGAAAGGTAAATAATGGATTGCAGTCATGCCAATCGAAAGATGAGTTTTATAGAGGATAAGAAAACAGGCGAAACCACCAAGGTTTATATCTGCAAACTTTGTGGCGAGAATCTTCCTATTGAAACTGATGGCTTCTCTTTAGATCGTATTCGCTCTATTGGCTTTGGCGTAGGAACAATGCCTACTCGCCACCCTGTATCAGCATCAGTAGAAGCCCGCGAAAAGCGTTGGGCTAAAGATATGCCCGCATATAAGCGGATGCGTCAACAAGGATTACAACCTAAAACCATTGACGGAGCAGCAGACATTGAATTAAGAGCCGAGACTCGCTTTGAAGTAGAGTCAGGACAGGTGCTTCCGGGACAAGCAAAGAAGATCGAAACAGCCGTAAGTGCGATAGAATCTCTTACAGGCAAGAGTGTTTACACTCCTAACACGACTCCGGTGAATCTATGACAACAGGCAATGATTGGGTAGCACAGACTCGCTCCTACCTTCTTAGTGGTTATTCTGAGAACCGCAATAAGCTCGCCTTGCCATATACCGCAGGTAGCGGAACTCTGACATTTAAGTATCCACTTGAGGGTGTTCGCGCTGGTGCTCGTCTTTGCATTGGAACAAATACTTTTTATGTATGGTCAACCAACGGTCTAACAGCCGAAGTTACTGCTGGCGATGAGGCATCCACAGATGCAAATGCTCCTACTGGATCATTAGTTCACGTTGCCCCACGCTTTACCGATGATGAGATTTGGAAGCAACTTGCCAATGACCTTCAAGACCTTTCTTCACCATCTAACGGATTGTTCGGTATTAAGTTCGTTGACCTTACCTACAACGCCACACTTAACGGCTACGATCTAGGTCCAATCCAAGACGAACTTCTTTCCATTTATGAAGTGAAGTATTTAACTCCTGGCCCACAACTTGATAACCCACGCATCAAGACAAATGGCTGGCGTTTGAACCGTGATGCGAACACCACGCAGTTCCCATCAGGTATTTCACTTCAGCTTTTCGAACCTGCTTATTCGGGCTACAACGTTCGTGTTACTTACCGCACGAACTTTGTTATGCCTACAACAATGTTGGCAAACGTATCCTCAACTGGACTACAAGCAAGCGCATACGATTTGCCACCACTCGGCGCAGCCATCCGTCTTATGGAAGGTCGTGAAATCAAGCGTAACTTCACCGAAGGTCAGGGAGATACTCGTCGTGCTGGTGAAACACCACCCGGCGCAATCCTTCAATCTTCCCGTGGATTGCAGCAACTACGCGCTAGTCGCATAACAGCAGAAGCAGCAAAGCTAGAAGCCCTATATCCAAACTTTAGGTCGTAGTAATGTCGCAAATTATCAAATACGACACGGCGTATGATGCACCATCTCCCGCGTTTTATTCGGGTACTGCAACATCAAACTTAGTTCCTTATCCTTTTCCTGTTTCTCTTGGCGGTCACTATTACGGCGTTGAGTGGGACCCATCGGCTATTGGTGTTTGGGGTGCGCGCTTTAAGCGTGAGTCACTTCCGCTTATTCGCCAACAGGCAGATGCTTCCAATACTCCCGGCGAGCAATCGATTTCTCCTGAGCAGTTTTGGCGTAGAAGCCAAGACACTTGGCAACTTGGAATGGGGCAGGTTCACCTAGACCGATCCACTTCTGATATACGACGCTATCACTTTAGTAGTGGCGTTAACCCATGGAATCCATGGCAGTTATCTCTTTTGAACGACACAACCAATGTGTATTCAAGCAATAACGCAGGACTTCAATGCGTCACCGCAGGACAGTATGTTTACATTCTTGATGGCGGGGCTATGAAGTTTGCCAATAACAACTTGTCATCATGGACAACTGTTACTGCTTCTGGATCACCTGCGAACCCTGTATCCATAGATAGCGATGGCTACAATGTTTGGCAAGCGCGTCAAACAAGCGGTGTTTACACAAGTACTACCGGATCATCCACGGCTACCTCTTACGCGACAGCATCAGGCAAAAGCCTAACTCTTGTTCGTTTCTGCAAGTCTCGCGTTATTGTCGCTTCAAGCGATGGTGTTTTGTACAACGTTATTCGTTCAGGTTCTCTCGGAACTTCAGATACTTTGCTGGATCTATCTAGCCGTAACTTCACATGGGTAGATGTCGTTGGCGGTCAGTCTCAGATTTACGCAGCAGGATACGCTGGCGATAAGTCTTATATCTACCGCACAGCAATTAAATCAGATGGAACTGCTCTTGATGTTCCTATCGTGGCGGCTCAACTTCCTGACGGCGAGATTGTTCGTTCTCTGGGCGAGTACCTTGGCTATATTTTTGTTGGCTCAGATAAAGGATTTAGATTCTGTTCTGTTAACGCTGACGGCTCTTTGCTTATCGGCGGTCTTATTCAGACTCCCGCTCCCGTCTATTGCTTTGAAGGACAAGACCGATTCGTTTGGTACGGTCTTTCTAACTACGACGAGAACACCGGATTAGGTCGCATCGATCCAACCAACTTCACGGAAACCCTTATGCCCGCGTATGCTTCAGACCTCATGGTTCAAAATACCCAAGGAACTGTTCGTAGCGTAGGTACATATCAGGGTCGTCGTATCTTTACGGTAGATGGTTATGGCTTGTATCAGGAAGCCACGACTCCTATTTCTTCAGGATACTTTGTAAGCGGCGTTATTTCTTATGGCATTTCAGATCCCAAGGTAGCCATGTATCTTGATATTAAGCATGAGCCATTGCAGGGAACTGTGACTGTAGGAATCATCAACGATCAAAGCGATGCCGATTTAGACATCGACGAAGTTCATACCATTGGTATTTCTAGCGAAGTAGGTTCTGTAGGTCCTAACCATGCTTTCCCTTGCGGTCAGCTCTTGGGCGAAAACTTCCAAATAGTTATCAGCCTACAATCCGATGGAACTAACAGCCCGATAGTCAACCGCTACACATTGCGTTCTTACCCTGTACCTGTCCGTACAGCTCAATGGAATGTGCCTATTTTGATTTATCCAACCGTAACTATTGGAGATAAGGATTGGGCGCAGGATTCTGACGCTGAGTACAATTACCTTATCGGACTGCATCAGTCACAAAATGTCGTTACCTTACAGGTCGCTGATAATTCTTACCAAGTGGTAATGTATGATTATCAATGGTTGCCTGACGCTGTGGACATCCACGGCAAGGTACGCGGTATTTTTTATGCCCAACTCAAAGAGATAGTAGGTTAATACATGGCAAGACGCGAATACAAGGGTGCAGCAACTCCGACCACCATTACTTCGACGATCACTAACTCGGCTACAAGCCTAACCATTACCGATTCGACCAACTGGCCGACCGGTTCTTTCTCTTTTGTTATTGATCCAGGACTAGCCGGTGAAGAAAAAGTCCTTGCCACTTCACGCACAGGCACAACAATTAACATCACTACTCGCGGATACGACGGTACAACTGCTGCTTCACACAACGCAGGTGCAATCATTTACCCTGTTCCAACCGCTATTGACTTTGACGAAGCCAATGCTCACACCACAGCATCAACAGGTGTACACGGCATCACAGGTGCAGTAGTCGGAACTACAGATGCTCAGACTCTGACCAACAAGACTTTAACAACTCCTGTTATCGCTTCTATTACCAATACAGGAACTCTTACCCTTCCTACATCTAGCGATACTTTGGTAGGTCGCGCAACAACAGATACCCTGACCAACAAGACTTTAACTTCACCTATTATCAATCAGGGAACTTCAACTCCTTCATTTACCACTAACGTTTATACGATTGCTAGTGGCGATGCAGGTCTTTTCCTTCTTGCTTCTAACTCATCGACAGCAGGAACTGTGTACATTCCAACCAACGCTACGACAGCATTTGCTATTGGAACTCAAGTACATATTCAGCAAACTGGATCAGGACAGTTGACCATTCAGGCAACTACTCCCGGCACAACAACTGTTACTTCTAACGGTGGAACTTCTGCATCTCCAAAGCTCCGCGTTCAGTATTCAGCAGCTACTCTCCTTAAGACAGCGACCGATGCTTGGACAGTTGTAGGAGATATTGCATAATGCCAATCCTCGGTATTCTTGCTTCGCAAATATCAGGACACCTTGGTTTATCTGCTGACATTCTTGTTATTGCTGGTGGTGGTGGTGCAAGCACTCTTGGTGCTGGTGGTGGTGGTGCTGGTGGTGTTGTTTATTCTGCTGGAACATCTGTTGCTTTTTCAACCGCTTATACAGTTACGGTTGGTGCTGGTGGTTCTACTGGCACACCGGCAACTTCAGGTAGTAGCTCTTCTGTGGGCTCTGTAATCGTCACAACTGGTGGTGGCTACGGTGGGCAACAAGGAACTGGATACCCCGGCGGCGCTGGCGGTTCTGGCGGTGGTG